TCGCCCATGCCGCCCAGTTCCTGTGGCGCATGGAAGAGTCCGAGAGCGCGTATCGAAAGGCGCTCGAGCGCGCCAAGGACCCGAAGCAGAAAGCGCTCTACCTCAACAACCTCGCCTCGACCTACCTGGATCGTGGCTGGTTTGCGAAAGCCGAGCCGCTCTGCCGTGAGTCGCTTGCGCTCAACGACGACAAGCAGACGCGCCACAACCTCGGTCTCGCCCTCATGGCTCAGCACAAATGGGAAGAGGGCTGGCAGCTTTACTCGGCCTCGCTGGGCACGGTGAACCGTCTCAGCATTCGCTATCGCTCGCCAGGGAACGAAGAGCCGGTGTGGGACGGAAGTCCCGGCAAGACGGTCGTGGTATATGGCGAGCAGGGGCTCGGCGATGAGATCTGCGCGGCCTCGATGCTGCCGGACGCGATCCGCGACTCGAAGAAGGTCATCGTCGACTGCGACAAGCGCCTGCAGGGGCTCTTCCGTCGATCCTTCCCGCAGGCCAAGGTCTATGGCACGCGCACCGCTCGGCCTGGCGAGGGACGCTGGGACGAGAAGCCGGAAGAGATCGAGGCATCCACCGCGGGTTTCGAACTCGGCCAGTTCTATCGCAAGTCGAATGCCGATTTTCCAGGCACGCCATACCTGATCCCCGATCCGGACCGCGTTGCGATGTGGAAGGGGCTCTTCGCCACGAAGGGCAAGCCCACCATCGGCATCGCATGGTCAGGCGGCACGTGGCACAACGCGGGTGAACATCGCAAGCTTCCGCTCGATCAGTGGAAGCCGATCTTCGATGCGATCGACGCGCACTGGGTGAGCCTGCAGTACAAGGACGCGTCCGAGCAGATCAAGGGAACGCCGGTCGTGCAGTACCCCTACGGCACGCTCACCAGCGATTACGACGATACCGCGGCGCTCGTGGCGTCCTGCGATCTCGTCATCGCGGTACAGACATCCGTCAATCATCTCGCCGGAGCGATGGGCGTTCCGGTGTGGGCAATGATTCCCGAGGTATCGCAGTGGAGATACGGGGAGAGCGGAAGCTCGATTCCCTGGTATCGCTCCATGCGGTTATTCCGTCAGCACCAAGGCAAGTGGCCCGTCAATGACATCGCAGCAGAACTCAAACGTCACTTTCATCAGTCCTGAGTATCAGAAGCAGCAGGAATGGCTGCACGAGAACACGGACTATGGAGTCGCGTCGATCAAGTACGCACCGCTCGTGAGCCAGGTCATCGAGCGCCTCGAGATCACGCACCTGCTCGACTATGGCTGCGGTGCGAAGATGAATCTCCTGAAGCACCTGAAGACGAAGGAGAAGCTCACCTATCAGGCGTACGACCCGGGTGTGCCCGATCTGTCCTCGGCGCCAGTTCCTGCGCAGATGGTCTGCTGCATCGACGTGCTGGAGCACATCGAGCCGGAGTTCCTCGACAACGTACTCGATCACCTCGCCTCGCTTACGGAGGCCGTTGCGTTCCTGACGGTGCACACGGGCCCGGCCGGCAAGATCCTGCCTGATGGCCGTAACGCACACATCAATCAGCAGCCCATGGAATGGTGGCTGCCGAAGCTTCTGGAGCGTTTCGAGCTGCAAACGGTGCAGAAGACGAACATCCACGCGTTCCACGTCATCGGGTTCCCGAAGGCGCGCATCGAAGCGCCGGACGGAAAGAAGCTGGTGGCCTGATGGCACACGCAATCCCCTTCTATCTCGGCTACGACCCGCGCGAGGCGGCGTGCTATCACGTGTGCACTCAGAGCGTGCTCGACAAGGCGTCTGTTCCGGTCGCCTTCCATCCTCTCGCATCGAAGATGCTGGGAGGGTTCGACGGCCAGAAGGACGGGACCAATGCGTTCATCTACTCGCGCTTCCTGGTGCCGTATCTTCAGAATTACACGGGCTGGGCCATCTTCGCCGACGGTGACATGGTACTGGTCGAGGACATCGCCAAACTGTGGGCGCTTCGCGAAGACTTCGTGGTTGATAAGGCGGTTGCGGTCGTAAAGCACGACTACAAGACGAAGAACCCGCGTAAGTATCTCGGCACGCCCATGGAAGCCGACAACCTCGATTATCCGGGCAAGAACCGTTCGTCGGTGATCCTCTGGAACTGCGGGCACATGGCGAACCGCATCCTGACACCAGAGTTCGTGGCCGAGTCGCCGGGCTCGTTCCTGCATCGCTTCTCCTGGCTCAACGAGTCGCAGATCGCGGAACTGCCGCCAGAGTGGAACGCGCTCTCGCTCGAGCAGGACGTCTCGCTCGCCTCGCTGATCCACTACACCTGCGGGGCTCCGGGCTTCAGCGCGTACCGCAATTCGCCGGGTGCTGAGCACTGGCACCGGGCACGCAAGAACGCCATGCGCATGATCGGGGAGACCTGATGGCCATCATCACCAGTTACTCGACCCTGCAGACAGCGCTAAGCGATTACCTCGCACGCTCCGATCTCACAGCATGGCTTCCCAACTTCACGCAGAACTGGGAGGAGCGCTTCTACCGTGAGTCGGATAACTGGGGCTCATGGATGGAGAGCGCGCTCAACGTCACCATCACGGCAGGTGTCGCGGCGGTCCCGGCGGACTATCTCGCGCTCAAGATCGGCTACATCAACGGTCAGGTATCGGCACCGCTCAAGCGGATCTCCATCGATCAGCTGTATCAGCGCTATCCGCGTGCCAACAGTACAGGTGGCTCGCCAGCCTACATCGCGCGCAATGCCAGTAACTTCGAGTTCGGTCCGAACACTGCTTCGGGCACGCTCAAGGGCACATACTGGGCTAAACCAACTGTCATGCGCAGCTACACGACCGGCGGCGCCGATGCGGCGGCTCACTTCCTGATCGTCAATGCGCCCGAACTGTGTCTCTACGGCTCGTTGCTCGAGTCGGCACCCTTCATCAAGGCTGACGCGCGCCTTCAGATCTGGGGAAGCCTCTACTCGGTTGCGCTCGATGCCTATCGATCACGCATGAAGTTCGAAGACTATTCGGGCTCGCCGCCCGCAACGGTGGTCGTGTGAGCGACTACGACGGCACCATCTATTTCAAGGACTGGCTCCCGGATCAACCGGACCTGGGGAATCCCGGGTTGACCGAAGCGTCCAATGTCATTCCGTGCGCGAGCGGATTCGAGTGTTATCGACCGCTGAATCCATCTGGCGCGACGATACCTGCGCAAGTGACCGGAGCGTTCCGGGCTTATAGCAATGGGGTTGGCAGCCCGATTGTCGGGACACTCAGCAATTTCTTCAGCTCGTCTAACAACGGCACAACATGGGTAACACTGCCCAGCTCATCGACAGTTGGCTCTAGTACCCAACCGTGGCAGTTCGCTCAATACGAAGGATTGGTTTTCGCGATTCGCGACGCTACGAGCCTCTACTACGCGACGGCCGGAACGATATCGACGGGAAGCACGATGAACGCCGTCGCTGGCGCGACAGGCGCAAGGGAACTTGCCGTCATCGGACAGTTTGTCGTTCTGGGAAATCTGAATTCTGGCGGATCAGGTGCAGAAAGCGCAGTTCAATGGAGTCCGATTGACGATCCAACATCTACGTGGCCGACCCCAAACAGTGCCACAGCAATAGCGGTTCAGTCCGGCATCCAGTTTCTGGATGCCAATTTCGGCCACGTGAGCGGTCTCCATGGAGGAGATCAATTCGGAATCATTCTGCAGCAGATGGCTGTCACCCGGATGACGTACGCCGGTCCTCCAGCAGTATTCTCGTTTGATCGAATCGCTGAAGGAATTGGAGCCATCCATACGGAATGCTCCGTAAAATTCGGTGCGCGGGTGTATTTCATAAGCCGACAGGGGATTTTCGCTACCGATGGCGTATCGGTCGAATACCTCGGAGAAGAAAAGGTCTCTCGCTACCTCGCTGCGCTGTTTTACACGACATCGGCAACTGTTCGGACCGGAATCGACCCGGCGAAAAATCTCATCTATTGGGGAATCTCAAGCTCTTCCGCGGCAGCAAGTGGGGGATATGTAGATCATCTCCTGATCTATCACGTGCTGGAAAAGCGGTTCTCTCACGCATCGCAGGTGCTGGCGTGCTTTTTGGAAAGCGGTCCAGTCGGTTATCAGCCGGCCAGTTCTCCGCTGCAAGCATTCAGTACCGGAAACAGGATGGGCTTTTTCGACGGCACTCCTGGCACAGCGATCCTGACAACGGGCGAGCTGGAGCCGAATGCCGCCGGCTACGCGGAAGAGATCGCAATAAAGCCACTGATAGACCAAACGCTCAACGGCATTACTGTTGCGATGGGGACTCGTAACGATCGCGCGAGCGCGGTGAGCTATACCGCGGAACAGACCGCGAACTCGCGCTCGGGGTTTGCAAACTTCAGAACGGCCGCGCGATATCACCGCGCGCGCGTGACGATTACCGGAACCTTCAACGCCGCACAGGGCCTCGAATATCAGGCCTCACCCTCGGGATACACCTGATCATGGCTACTCAAGTCACGACGACCGAACCGCCTTCATTCCAGCTTCCGTACCTTCAGTACGGGCTGGGACAGGCCAAATCGATCTACGATCAGGGAAGCAATGTCGTTCCCTTTTCGCCCTATTCAGAACAGGCGCTGCAGGGAGTTGCCAATCGCGCGACGAATGGCTCTCCGCTTGTATCGTCGGCTAACGATTACGTCCAGAAGAGCCTGTCGGGCGGCTTTCTCGGCAGCAATCCGTATCTCGACCAGACATTCAACCAGGCCGCGATGGCGACGCAGGGGCAGCTTGCGAGCCAGTTCGCTGGCGCGGGCCGCAACGTCGATGCCTCGATGGGCCTGCGCTCGCAGCAGTTGAACAATCTCGCTACGCAGATCTACGGCGGCGCCTACAACAACGAGCGCCAGTTGCAGCAGGGTGTGCTTGGATCCGTACTGCCGCTCGCCAACCAGGATTACGTTGACCTCGCGCAGCTGCGAGGGGCGGGGTCGGATATCGAAGGACTCGCGCGCGAGTACCAGCAAGCGCCGGGTCAAGCACTCGATCAGTATCTTGGGCGTGTATCTGGGAACATGGGCGCGACGAGCTCGCAACCGCTCTATCGCAATAGCGGCGCGTCGGCGCTCGGCGGAGCGCTGCTTGGCTCGCAACTCGGGTCGAGTCTCAGCAGCAATCCGTATGCAGGAATCATCGGCGCCATCGGTGGCGGCATCCTCGGAGGCTACGGCGGCTAATGGCAGTCTCTGATCTATACGGCTGGGTGCCACCGAATAACACGATCTCCGGTGGCGCTGGATCACCGCCTGCGTCAAATGGCTTCATGGGATTCACGCAGCAGCCCCGCGGGGTGCTGTCGGATCTCGCCTTTCAGCTGGCCAATTCGCCGCGCATGAAGCCGGGCGCGGGCAGCATGCTCGCGCCCATGGGTTCTCCAGAGGCCGCTGTAGCCAACAGCACTCCGGGAGCCTCTGCGGCGGCTGGGGTGCTTGGCGATATCAACTCCGCCAAATCGACCTACGATAAAGGAAACAGTCTGTATCAAGGCCTGCTTGGAGACTCGTCGCTGTCGGCGGCCGGCAGTGGTGCACTAGCTAATGGTGCGCTGGCCGACGCAGGATTTGGTGCGGGCTGGAGTACGCCACTCATTGATACAGGCGCCTCGGCCGCAGGTGTCGGAGCCGGACTCAGCGCAGTGGGCGGGACCGGAACGGGCGCGCTCGGGGCTTCAACGTTCAGCGAGTTCTCACCCTCCGCCGCTGCGGCAATCGATAGTGCGGCAGGTGGAGCTGGGGCTAGTGGCGGAGCGCTCGCCTCGAGTGGTCTCAGTACGGCGCTACCGATTGCAGCGATCGGGTGGGCGGCGGCGGATGCCCTCAACAAGTCCGGGGATGCGAAATCTGCCGGCACCTCGGCGCTCGTCGGATACATGAGCCAGAACCAGGGCTGGAAGCTCGTGAACCCAAAGAACCAGACATATCAGCTTCCGGATGGTCGTTACATCCAGGTCGGCAATAAGGCGCGCGCCGCGTCGGAAGCGCTACGCAATGGAGACACGAGCGCATATCAGAGCGCATTCGATGCATGGCTCGCGTCCGCGGACTCGGACTACAACAAGGCCGTGCGCAACGGTTCATGAGGTGCTGAGATGAGCGTTTCACCAGATGACATGGGCTTCCTCGATCGCCTCGGCGTCCTGACCGCGGGCGTCGATCAGAAGCTCCAGCCCTTGGGCGGTGCTACCAACCTCGGACTGTCACTGCTCGCCAACTCAGGCTATTCGACCACGCCACGCTCGTTTGGCCAGGTGCTCGGCGCAAGCGCCCTACAGTCGCAGCAGATCGCCGCGCAACGTCAGAACGAGGACATCAAGAACCAGTACATGCAGGCGCAGATCCGGGCGCTGCAGGCAAAGCCAGCCCAAACGAGCCCATCTAGCGTGCAGGAATACGAGTACGCGGTTCAGAACGGCTTCAAGGGCACATTCGAAGAGTGGCAGACCAAGGCCCGTGGCCAAAACGATCCAGCAGATGTCGCGGTCTACAAGTACTGGAACTCGCTCTCTCCCGATGAGCGCCAGAACTTCCTGAAGCTCAAGCGCAATGTGGGCTCCGACTTCGCCATCGAGACAGTGAACGGTGTCCCGACCGTGGTCTACAAACCTGCGGCGGGCGGCAATAGCACGATCCCTCTCGTGACCCCGCTGACCAACCTGCCAGCGCAGGCAGCTGGTGCATCCACCATCAAGCAGGCTGAGGCGACTGGCAGCAAGACTGGTGAAGTACTCGGCGGAATCGCGGGGGGCATCCAGACGAAGGGTGCGAACGCGGTCAGCACCAACAACCTACTGGACATCGCCGAGCCGCT